AATAAAATTATAATAATAGAACCATCAGTAATAGAAGATTCTATTGTAAGTATTGAAAAATCTATAGAATCCATAATAGAATCTGATGTTAGCATAGTAACTTCCATTCATAACAAGACTGTATCAAAACAAAGTACTTTTGTTGGTGCAGTTGATAAGTTGTATGATGGTACATATCCTAATGATTTCTATACGCAAAATATTCTAGGAAATAGACTTGTTACATTAGAATCATTCAAGTTTATTGATTATGGATATTCAAATGTCTCGGAAGTTACAATTGAAGAATACTCCGCATTATATCCAGAATTGACAATTGAAGATTTTGATAATCCAGATACTCTCAAAGTTTCACCATCCAAGTCTCGTAAATATATTTCTGGATATCCATCTATCAATAATTTTGGATCTATGATCACTCAAGGATTTGATTTTAATATTGGAGATACTGTTCTTTATACGGACACTTCTGCTTTCCCATCTGAAGGAGAACTGCTAGTTGGCGATGAAATAATCTCATATACATCCAAACTATCCGATCGTTTATTGGGAATAACCAGAGCTCTTAATGGAACTATAGAGCAGAATCATTCTGCAGGTGATTATATCAGAACGTTCTGAATTCAAACGTTATAAATAAATCAGAAATTGTAAAAGAGTCTTATAAATGCCTGCCATCATTTCAGATAAGTTTAGAATTTTTAATGCGAAACAATTCATAGAGTCTTTCAGTGAAGGTAGTAGTGATACTAGCGATGAAAGAAGCAGATTGTATTTCTTTGTTGGTCGTCCACAAAGATGGGATGCGTATTTAGAAATCTATAGTCAAAACGCAACTGCTTTTAACGAAGGTGACGAAGTATATGTTGGAACATCATATCTCTCATCTACCTTCAAAGGAGTGGTCAGAGAAGTTTATACAGATAGTCTTTTACTTTATAATGTTAATGGTGCTAGTGGAGTTTCTAGCGTACCAACTCCAGGTTCAACCCTAAAAGGATATTTGGGTGGATCAGACACAGGAGCTACTGCTAAAACAGGCATCTATCGTTATGGAACTGAGGAGTTTCCAACAGTTCCCGAAGATAATCAAGATGAAAAATTTGAAGTCTATGATGATCTGATTGCAGCAAAGAGAATTACGGATCAGTATGTAAGATCTGTGATCAGAAGATATAATTGGCAAGTGAATACCACATATGATATGTGGAGACCAGATTATGCTCCATCTGGAACTGGTAGAACAGGCAATCTAACTGCTACTGGTCAATCATCTATTGCTGATGCTAAGTTCTATGTAATGAATGCTCAGTATGAAGTTTGGAAGTGCATTTATAACGGAACAAATCCAGCAAATCCAAATGGGCAATTATCAGTTAACGAACCCACAACCACAGACCCTGGATATGTTGGCGCTACAGGGTTGCTTACTCTTGGAGCGTATACTTGGAAATACATGTATACTATTCCAACAGATGATGTTCTAAGATTTCTTTCATCTGACTTTATGCCAATTGTATCTGCTACAGATGCAACTAGAATCGCAACGGAAGGTATAGCAGTTCCAGGTGCTATTGATGCATATTTGATTGAAGATGCTGGATCTGGTCTTCCTGCTGACGGAACTTACTATGCTCCTGTTGTTGGTGATGGTACTGCCGCATACGCTACGATTACTATTGCATCTGGCGCTGTTACATCTGTAACTGTTGGTGGTCGTGGTCAAGATTATACTTATGGAGAAATTTTCCTCAAGACAGGAACGGGTTCTGGTGCAACTGCATATGGACTATTCACAAATTCTGCTTTAACTAGTGCAGCAACTGTTGGTGCTGGAGCAACTGGTAAGATCAAAGTCATTATTCCTCCACAAGGTGGTCATGGTAGTGACATGGAACTAGAACTAAATGGCAAGAGAGTAATGGCGAATATTCGTCTTACTTATGCAGAAGGTTTTGGTGACTTCCCTGTTGACAACGACTTCCGTAGAATTGGTATTATCAAAGATCCATACGTAAATGGAACTACTACTTATGCTACAACAGATACTCTAAATGGATTGACTGCACTAAAGATTGATAGTGCTGGAGCAGATTATACCCCAGATGAAGTTGTAACTCAAACAGTTACTGGAGGAATTGCAAAGGGAACTGTTGTTTCTTGGACTCCAGATGCTCCAGGAAGTTTTAGTGGTATTCTAAAAATCTTCCAGTCACCAAGATATCACAAAGATAATGGTGTTGTAAGAGCATTTGAAAATGGTCCTGCTACTGTTGATGGAGAAGATTCTTTAGCATCAGGAACTGTTGATTCCTCATATAATGCTTCTGAAAACAATGATCCAATTTCTCCATTCTTTGGAAACTTTGCTAGCGGCATTTCTCAGCCCGAAATTGATAATAATTCTGGAGATATCATATACATAGAGAATAGAAGATTAATCACAAGAGCTGCCGACCAGATTGAGGATATCAAACTAGTTATTGAGTTCTGATTAACCTGCTTATATCAATAAAAAAGTAGATAGAATCACAAAATGCCACAGAAGACTAACCTCAATGTAGATCCCTACTTTGACGATTTTGATCCGTCTAAAAATTTCTATAGAGTTCTTTTTAGACCTGGATATTCTATCCAAAGTAGGGAACTCACTTCCTTGCAATCTATTTTACAAAATCAAATAGAGAGCTATGGAAAGTTCCAATTCAAACAGGGAGAGCTTGTAGTACCTGGAGAGGTTGGTCTTAATAATAGACTAGACTACGTAAAGCTGTCATCAGTTTCCGAAGTGGCAGTAAATGTTAATGGCGAGATAACGTATCAGAAATATGATATCAAGCAATTAGTAGGACAAAAAGTTCAGGGAATTACCTCGGGTGTTGTTGCTACTATTGTCACAGCAGAATATTCAAATCCTTCAGAAGCAGATACTCTTTTTGTAAATTATACAAATAGTGGCGATGCTGCAGATGAAGCAACTTTTAGACAAGGAGAAACTCTAGAAGTAGTTGATGGTGTAAATACACCTCTATTGGTCGTAGGAACAGATGGCAGCGTTCTTCCTACTTCTATTACTATAACAAATCCAGATACTGGTGAGACTACAACAAAGTTGAGTCCAGCGATGGGTTTTGCTTCTGCTGTCAAGGTAGAAGAAGGAATTTATTTTGTAAATGGATTCTTTGTAAGAAATAGTGAGCAACTATTAGTAGTTAATAAGTATTACGATAGACCATCTGCAAAGGTTGGATTTAGAATATCTGAATCTATAGCAGCTGCAGAAGATGATAATTCTCTATACGATAACGCAAGAGGATTCTCAAACTTTGCTTCACCTGGAGCAAATAGACTGAAGATTACACTAGATCTTCAAAAGTATGGTTATACAGAATCAACTGATAACAATTTTATTCAGTTACTCAAGATCAAGTCTGGTGTAATTGAGAAGAAGATCAAGAAGGCAGATTATACTCTTATTGAAGATACTCTAGCTAGAAGAACTTTTGATGAGTCCGGAGATTATGTTGTACAGGATTTCTCTATTGATATTAGAGAGTATTATCAAAAAGATGGCAATCTAGGATTTTATAATCTAAACAGGGAAACAAATACTGTAAATGATATTCCTGTAGTAGAAGCAGAAAGAAAGATGGTTGCTTCTGTAGGTCCTGGAAAGGCTTACGTTAGAGGATATGAAATTGTAAATAAAGAGACTAAGTTTCTTGAGGTAGATAAAGCAAGAGATACGATTGAAAGAGACAATATTACCATCAAAGGTAAAGGTCTAGTAGACTTCAAGATTTCAAACGTTTATGGATCAGTTCCTCTAAATGCAGATGGCGCAGAGTTGACTGCATATCCAAACGTTTTTCTATATTCCACATTTAATGATTCCAGTATTGGACTGAATTCAAAAGCGTCTGAAGGAGGGTACAAAAATACAATTTCCAGAAGAGGTGAAGAATATGCATACTCTTCAGAGGGAGTAACTTTTAGTAATGAAGATATTGCTATAAGAACGATTTACATAGAGCAAAGAGATACTTCATTTACTTTTGGTGATATTACAAATTTAAATTTCGAGACTGAATTAGGAACCTTATGGTTTAGAAAAACAGAAGATACCGTAGATTCTTTCCGTTCTATTGCGTGGTCTATTGTAAAGAGACCAGAAATTGATGGTACAGGAACTAATGATTACTTAGAACTTACTGTTTATGGAAGAAAAGATCAATTAGATGCTTATCTAAAAGAATATAATGAAAATGATAACCTAAAAGAAACTAAAATCTTCAGAGATAGAAATCAAGCTATTAGTCCAACTGGTCAAGAATTTGGTATTGTAAGAGATTACAACAATTCATTTACTCCATTAGTAGGTGTAGCAAAACCAAAGAACTTCTATTTCAGAGATCTTCCATCAGGATTCAACCCAAATAATGACAAGGTACTATCTGGATCTAATTTTGATGATGCCACTTTCTCACTATCATACTTCAATCCAGTCTTCTTCACTAAACTAACTCTAGATGCCCCTGTAACACTAAACACCTTTATAGCAGGAAAATATATTGTAGGAACGAAAAGCGGCGCTTATGGGGTCGTAGAGGGTTCTCCAAACGGGTTCTATTCTTATGGTGATACTCTATTCGTAAAAACCCTATATGGTAACTTTATTCCTGGTGAAACTATCTTTGACGAAGACAATAATGTAAGAAGAATTGCAAATGAAAATACCATTTCTCATTTTGTTGTAACAAGAAGAGGTAGTGGATATACTCAAAGTGCTACACAGATTTCGGTTGATGGTGTCTCATACGATGCATCAAAGATTTCTGTTGGTGTTGATAATACTGGTGCTCTTTACAAAGTTACGGTTGCCAATAGAAATGCGTTATTGCAAACCTATGCAAATCCTCCAGCAGTAACAGCAAAACTATCTTCTGGAGATCCAACTTCAGAAGCAGAAGTAATTGCAGTATTGTTTAGAAATACTGTACTTACTTATTCTCCAGAAAATATTAAGTCTTTCTATTCGGTATTTGGATCTGGAAATGCAAACAGATTTACTGCAGATGCTGAGCTCAGCAAAGAAGAATACTCATTCATCGATCAAGTAACATCATTTACTTTCTCTGGAACACAGGGATATAAATTCCTTGAGTGTAATGGATTTGGTGACGATGGATCAAATTATGTAAAGCAAGGAGATCTAATTCAGTTTACAGATTCAACTGGAATTGTAAATAGATCTATTGTTCAATACGCAACCAAGTCTCTAGGTACAAAGAGAGTAAGAATTTATTTGGATTCTGCTTTACCAAAGGATGTACTAAACTCATCTGTTGTTAGAGTAAGACCAAAGCAATCAAATACAACAACGTCAACTCTGATTTTCCCAACAGGAAGCAGACAAGTAAAATCTCTAATCAAAGATGTATCTGATTCTAAATTCAAGTATTACTTCAGAAGAGATTTTGTAACTACTGGATCTTCAAGTGGAGGTAATCTAACATTTGCTGCTCAATTACCTTTCGGAACACAGAGATTTGTATCATACACAAAAGAGAATTACGTATTTACTGTTCTGAATAAAGGAAGTTCAGATGTAGTCAATAATGGAGATATTGTTTATATTGATGAAAGTTATGTCAATATAAACACATCAACTGATTCTACGAGTGGTCTTACTTCTGGAAGTATTACTCTAACTCTCCCTTCCGATTTCTTTGGTGATATTGCAACTGGATTCCCAACTCTGAAACTTACTGCTACTTTAGAAGTTTCTAAAGCAAAACCAAGACTAAAAACTTCAATTGCAAATAAGAGAATTGTAATTACTGCTGCTGGAGATAGAGTTGTTCCTCTACGTGGTTATGATTATGACACAGCAGATACAGAAGTATTTACTTACTCCGATGTTTATAAACTAAGATATATCTACGAAGGTGGAGCAAATCCTCCAGTAGTAGACTCAGATGGTGTTTTGATTAGTGGTAATGATATTACTAGCAGATTTACTTTTGATGATGGTCAGAGAGATACATTCTATGATGTTTCTAGAATTGTACTAAAACCAGGATTTGATCCTCCTATCGGTCAATTAGTAGTTGGGTTTGATTACTTTGATCATTCCCAGGGAGATTTCTGCACGGTAGATTCTTATTTACATGAAGCTGGCGTTGGAGAACAAGAAATTCCAGCATTCAATTCTTCTGTATTTGGTAACGTTTCTCTCAAGAACGTAATTGATTTCAGACCTAAGGTTGATTCTAATTCAATCGTAACAGGATTCCAAGATACATCAATACTTTCACAAACAAATGCTTCCAGTTTTGCAGGTCCAGGAGGAATTGCAAGCAGCACTCCTGCTATAGATTCCAATTTAGAATTTACGATTTCATTTAGCGAAACACAATATCTTGATAGAATTGATGGCGTCTTCCTAACCAAGAAGGGAGAGTTTGCTATTAAGGAAGGAAATTCCTCGCTAAATCCAGCAAAACCAGAAACTATTGATGATAGTATTCCTCTATATTACATCTACGTTCCAGCTTATACCAATACAAGCAAAGACGTAAAGATTATTCCAGTTGACAATCGTAGATATACGATGAGAGATATTGGAAAACTTGAGAAGCGTATTGAGCGTCTTGAGCATTATACAACTCTAAGCATTCTTGAGCAACAAGCTCTGAATATGCAAGTAAAAGATGAGATTGGTCTTGATAGATTCAAGAGTGGTTTTATCGTAGATAACTTTGAATATCACAAGGTAGGCAATCTAAAGTCTATTGACTATGAGTGCTCTATTGATACGCAGCAATCTGTATTGAGACCTCAGGTAAAAGAAGATTCAATTTCTCTCAGAGAAGTATTTACTACAAATGATGAGAGATCTATATACGGTTACACAAATAATAATGGTATTGTAACTTTACCGTATACAAATCTTGAGTTAGTATCAAATCAATTTGCTACTAAAACTATCAACCCAAATCCATTTGTTGTTATTCAATATGCTGGCGATGGTGAATTATTCCCTCAAGTTGATACATGGTATGATAGTTCAATTCAACCAATTGTTGTTAACGACAATACTGGACTATTTTCAATTTTCTCTGCTAAGTCAAATGCTGAGGAGGCATTCTCAAGCATCTACAATAGTTCAATCATCAATTGGATAGGTACAAATAGAACATTCTTCAATATTGATCCTCTTACTCAAACAGATAGTGAAAAATCATCTGCAAATGTAGATCTTGCTCTTGTTTCAAGTAGTTCAAATATCACACCACAAAACTATGAGTTGGCACAAGGTGTAGGAAAAACTACAATCGGTAACAAGTCCGTAGCAAATTCGTTGCAGTTGTTTGCCAGAAGTCAGGATGTAAAATACGTTATTAGAAGAATGAAACCAAAGACTCAGGTCTTTGTGTTCATGGAAGGTAAAGATATTGGAAGATGGGTTGTCCCTGATTCTAGATTTACTGGTATTGCTGGAAATTCTCCATCAGCATTTGGAAGATCTGTAATCACAGATGAGAATGGTAATGCGAGTGGCATTATTATTATTCCTGGTGGATATCCTCCAGTAGAAGGAACTCCTTGGACTAATGATATTCAAACTGTTTTATACGATACGAATACTGATCAACTAAGATTCCCAACTGGAGTGAAGACTATTAGATTTACATCAAGCTCTGTAAATGCTAATAAAGATGAAGTAGATACATATGCAGAAGTAAAATATTATGCATCTGGAATTCTTCCAGAAAATCCAAGTTCTATTATTTCTACTAGACCTTCATACTTCAAGGCAAATGAAGGAATTCAATTAGCAGACAGCAATACAGATATTGAAGTAAAACCAAATCCATTAGCACAAACATTCAAGATTGAAAATTATCAAGGTGGTGTATTTGCTACTGGAGTTGACTTGTTCTTCAATAAGAAGAGTTCTACTATTCCAATTAGAGTTTATCTAACTAATGTAGATCTAGGTAAACCATCCAAGAATATTGTTCCTGGAACTGAAAGCGTATTGAATCCCGAAACTAAGTTGAAAGTATTTGCTAGTGGCAATCTTTCAGTCAAGCAAGGAGAACTTGTAAATGGTGCTAAGTCGGGAGCTTCTGGTCCTCTAGAAAAGATCTTTGATAGAAGCAATATTGAGGTAGTTCCTCTATCAGATGGAACATATAATCTGACAAATGAGCAAGTATATACATTTGTTCTATCTAATCATAATGGTAAGACATTTGTTCAAGATGAGCAAGTCAATACAAATTCTCTAACAGTATACAATAATAAAAATTCAACAAATCTAACTCTAAAGATTGCTAAAGATTCTGGAAAAATTTCAGAACTTGTTATTGATTCCACAGGATCAAATTATGAAGGCGCTATTCTAACTATTGAGAGTCCACAACTTCCTGGTGGAAGCACAGCAGCTGCTGTTTGTAAAGTATCTGGTGGAAAAATTTATGCTACAGAGATAACTCTAAGTGGTAGTGGTTATACAGAAAATCCTTCGGTTGTTATTAGAGGAGTTGGATCTGGAGCAGCAGGAGCAGTTGTAAAAGCAAATATTGAAATTAATAGTCCTGCAGTTTCCATGGGTGTTGCAGTTGACGACTTTACCAATTTTGGAACTTTCAATTCGGTAACTCCAACCAACTTCAAGTTCAAGCATCCAGTTTACTTACAAAATAATATTCAATATGCTCTTGTCGTAGAAACAGACTCTACCGATTATATGATGTGGGCGTCTAAACTTGGCGATCCTGATATTGCAACAAGTGTAACAGTTACAACACAACCTGCTCTAGGTTCTCTTTATAAGTCCCAGAATATTGATAATTGGACAGAAGATCTGTTTGAAGATGTCAAGTTTACTCTATACAGAGCAGAATTTGATATTAGTAGAACAGCAGAATTATTCTTGAAGAATGATCCTCTTGGATATGAAAGATTATCAGTAGATCCTTTTGAGACTTCTGCTAGATCAGATTCAACTGCAACTTCTACGTTATTCAAAAATAACAATACCATTCTGAGAGTTTCTCACAAGAATCATGGTTTTGAGGGTGGTGGTAAGTCCTATGTATTCTTTGATAATGCAAGAGATGTTGGAGGAATCACAAGTTCCGTTTTGAATACAAATCTATTTGAAGTTACCAATTCTGGTATTGATACTTACGATATTCAAGCTCCCAATAGAGCAGGTAGTAGCGTATTCGGTGGCGGCAGTTCAGTAATTGCTTCTTACAATAGAAAGTATGAAAAACTATATGCCCAAGTAAATTATATTCAATCAGAAGGAACAACTATCAATTCATTTGTAAAGACAACTAATATCATTCCTGTTGATTCTTCAACTCAAAATTATACCTCTTATTCAGTTTCAAATTACGAAAAAACTTTCTTGAATGAAGAGCAATTCTTCAACAATCAAAAAGTTATAACTTCAGAGATCAATAGCACACTCAATAATATTGATAGTTCTTTGGGATATAGAGTAGAGTTATCATCAAATGTTTCATATCTATCCCCCGTAATTGACGTTGCATCATCTTCGGTGAAAACATATTCCAATAGAGTAGAAAATTCTAAAGGTAAAGAAGATCGTTATGGCAAGAGATATCAAAAGTTATCATTCTTCCCAGTATATTCGTTTGCGATTTCTGGCAATGGTGGAGTTGATGTCGCTATAAATCAGTCTGTTGAAGGAATTACTTCAAAGGCAAAGGGAGAAATTATTAAGTACTCTGATAATACTGTATGGGTTAGACTAACAAGTATTAGTTCTTTTGAAGCTAATGAAGAGTTATTCTTCTCTTCACAATCTCAGTTGAATAACGCATTCTACAATCCCAAGTATTTTGGAGGCGATGATAATGGTCAGATAGTTGCAATTTCTGCCTTTGGTTCTACAGAGATAGTTCCCAACTTTACTGTTGGTTCAACGATTGTTTCTCTAAATCCAAGTGATGTAACTATCAAGTATGAAAATAAAATTTCAGGAAAGATTATCAATTGGGATTCTCAACTAGGAGAACTAGTTCTAGAAAATAATAAGCAACCAATAAATGATAATTTCAGCGATCCTATTTTAGTTGGTAGTGATTATGCAAGAAAGACTTCTGTTGGCGATCAACAAAATGATATCTTTAGAGTAAATGATTTGATATTTACAGATGATTTAACAGTTGAAGAACTGCAATTCATAAAAGTTTCTTCTATGACATTTGAGAATGGTGTAGATTATGTTAGCGAAGATAGTTCTAAGAACACCTCTGCAGTTGCTAAGTATGTGAGTAAAGAAGTTTCGCTAAATTCCGATGGTAGTGCTATTGATGTTAGAATTACTGTAAATCTGAAAGATGTAGAAAATGTAAAAGTATTCTACAAGACTAAGAAGTCTTCTTCTCAAGAGAACTTTGAAGATATTAATTGGACGCCATTCAATACAAATGGCAATCCAGATACAGAAGAAGTTGCAACAGCAACCAATACAATTTCTGGAGAATTTGAGGAGCAAAGGTCATATCAAGAATTGAAGTATAGTACTGCAAACTTACAGAATTTCAGTTCTTTTGCAGTTAAGATTGTAATGCAAACTGTAGATCCAGCATACGTTCCAAAAGTTCAAGACTTGAGAGTCGTTGCTTCCTACTGATGATAAAAGTGAAAGGGCATGAGGGGTTGTATAGAGACCCATCTACTGGCGCAATTATAAACACCCAAAAACCCAGTAAAAGCAATTTTACTACATCCTTTAGCACTGCTCTGAATGACATAAATAATTTGAAAGCAGAATTATCTGAAATTAAACTACTCCTTAGAGAGATAATAAAAAATGCCAGCACCAGCAATTAATGTACTAAAACTAGATACTTTTGAGATACAAAGGCAAAAAATAAATTCTATTTCAGATACTTTGTATAATTTTTTCAATGGAGATGTAGCTGTTGAAAATGTTTTATCAGTTGATGATTTATCTGTTACTGGGGGAGATATCACATTATCTGCATCTTCTAGCAACATTTCTATTATAGATAATAATTCTACTGCTTTAACTATAAAAGAAGGTGAAAATTTTTATGTTACATTATCAACTACCGATAATACTGAGTCAATAACTCTACACAAGAATACTAATGTTAATGGACTCGTAACTGAATCTACCGATAACGGTATAACTTATTGGAACGTTGTTACTCAGCAAGATATTGGTTATGCTGCAAACCAAGTTCCACTAAATCAATACTTAGGACAACTTGCATTTTTAGATGATTTCAGTCCAAATGGACTGAGGAGAGATGGTGGTGGGTCTGATGATCTTGTAGTAGGAGATGACGGAACTGTTGGTATCGGAACAGATACTATTGGAGTAACTGGATATGCATTAGAAGTTCGTGGTAATGTATATTTAAATAACGGCAATGGTGGTAGCGATATACTATTTTTGAATAATGGTGGTATTACTGGTGCTAATAAATTAACATTTCAAGATCCGGGTCCAGGTGAAGGAGTACTCTGGGGAGGTGGAAGTGGATGGGCGATTTATGAATCGCCAAATGATCTAGCAACAAATGCTGCTGGGAATCTACAGTTTGTATTAGCAGGTTCCAGGATTCTTACTCTTGATACTTCTGGTAATGCTGAGTTTACTGGTACTGTAAACATCGGAAACATTTCTGGCAACACATCATTCAGTGGTGAAATTACATTCCAAAGTAATGTCACATTTCAAAGTGATTCGTATTTTGGAGACGGCAATACATTAAATTTTGGAACAGATGATGACTTAAAAATTTATCATGATGGAAGCAATAGTTACATCAATCAAACACCATCTTCAACTGGAGATTTATTTTTAATTGGCGATGATAGATTAGTATTACAAACATACTCACCATTTGATTTAGTTGCAGAAAATTCAATTATTTGCAATTCGGACGGATCTGTTGAACTTTACTACAATAATACCAAAAAATTTGAAACTACAGATCTTGGTGTTAAGATTGGATCAGTAATAAATATAAATTCAAACGATAATCTTTATAATGGGACTTTGAGTTTTAATGGAACATATGGTCCACTCTTTACTATATCAAATGATTCTGAGTCAGATTCATTCAATATTAGTGATATTTCAGGTATTCCCAGTTTCAATATTGATCAATATGGGACAGTACTAATTGCTCCATATGGTGTTGACGAATATGTTGGAATTGGTATTGAAAATCCAACTTCAAAGGTACACATTAATTCTGGAACTGGATATAATGCTTTAAATATAGAAGGATCTGCTGGACAATTATTTTCCGTAACCAATAATTTAACAGAAGGATCTATTTTCTCGGTAAATGATATTTCCGGTATTCCGAGTATTGATGTTGATGTCAATGGAATTGTTTCTATTGCCCCATATAATGGAAATGTTGGTATCGGAACTTTACTACCAACAGAAAAGCTTGATGTTAATGGAAATATAAAGGCAATTATATTTAAATCTACAGCAGCGCCAGGAACTGCTCCATTTGAAGTTTCTTCCGATACGGTAGTTACAAATTTAAATGCCAATAAACTTCAAGGGTATACACAAGCTAATTCTAATGTAGGGAGTACTATTGTAAGACGTGATTCCTCTGGTTCATTTATTACCCAGACTATTACTTTAGAGGGAGAACTTCGTGGCCCAGCAAACTTTATTATTGATCCAGAAGTCATCGGAGATGATACTGGCACCGTTGAAATTAAAGGTAATTTGAATATAAGAGGAGATGCAACATTCCAAGGCAATGTAGATCTTGGTGATAATGATAGACTGAGACTTGGTGATAGTCAAGACTTACAGATTTATCATAATGGAAGCACTAGTTACGTTAGTGATGTTGGTAGTGGTGATTTAAATATTGGTGGAAGTGTAGTAAACATTAGGAATGGTGCTCAGAATGAATTACGAGCAGTATTTGATGCGAATCAAGTAGAACTCTACTACGACAACTCCAAGAAGTTTGAAACCACTACATCTGGTGTTACTGTAACTGGAGATACTTCAATTTCATCAAAATTAAGTATCGGAACCGTTATTGATATTATTCCTTATGATAATTTAGAGTCTTTGAGTTTTGAAGGTTCTGCTGGTCAACTATTCAGTATTACAAACAACTTGACTTCTGGAAGTATCTTCTCTGTTAATGATGTTTCTGGTATTCCTAGTATTGATGTTGATGCGGATGGAACTGTTTCATTAGCATCTTATGGTGGTAATGTAGGTGTCGGAACTTTACTTCCAACAGCAACTTTACATGTTCAAGGGACATCTTTGGTAACAGAAAATGCAACGTTCCAAAGTAATGTATATCTTGGTGATAATAATAGTTTGTTTTTTGGTAATAGTAATGATTTACAAATCATACATATTGGTGGGGCATTTAATAACATTCAGGGTTTTGCAGAATTAAGATTACAATCAGCGTCTAAAATTCAATTGAAGGAGTATGGAACAAGTGAGGTATTTGCTAATTTTATAGCAGACGGACCAGTGGAACTTTTTTATGATGACGGCAAGAAATTTGAAACCACATCATATGGCATTTATGTAACTGGTGTTGATGCCAATACTTCAACGATTGCTGGAGCTGCTAATCTTGTATTAGACCCATCAACAGTTGGAGATAACACAGGAACCGTAACCATTCTTGGTAACCTTCAGGTTGACGGAACAACTACAACAATTAATTCAACTACTTTAACGGTTGATGATAAGAATATCGTACTTGCTTCTGGTGCTGTCGATTCTTCCGCAGCAGATGGTGCTGGAATTACTGTTGATGGTGCAAGTGCAACTCTAACTTATGCTTTCACTGGGGATAACTGGGTATTTAATAAGGCTCCATATTATAATACTGATAGATTACTCACCACTGCTGATGAGGGAACTGGCAATGGTTTAGATGCCGATTTACTTGATGGTCAGGAAGGAACTTATTATCTGAATACAAGTAACACAGCACAAACAAAAACTGGTTATTTAGAGTTATCATCTACCTCAGGAAATCTTTTAACTCTTACTTCTTCTTTGGATACTGGAAGAAGCTCTATTAAACTCAATACAAATGGAAATGATTGGGAACTGGGTGCAAGAGGAAGTAATGATGGAGTCAATTCAAACACATTCTACATTTATGATGTTGCTGCCACAGAATTTAGAATGCTCATTAATGATAGTGGTGATGTTTATTTTGGATCTAATGACTCTACCGGATCATCACAAAAACTGAATGTTACTGGTGGTGCTTATGTTTCTGGTAATGTCGGTATAGGAAATACTAATCCACAAAATAAATTAGAAGTCAACGGATTCATAACTGAGTCTACAGATTCTGGAACAACTTATTGGAATGTAGTTACTCAACAGGATATTGGTTATGCATCTAATCAGGTTCCACTCAATCAATATTTGGGACAACTTGCATTCTTAGATGATTTTAGTCCTAATGGTCTACGTAG